CATCAGAAACGAGTATTGTGAAATCAGTTTTTCATACTGATTTTAATAATGACGTTGCTGCGTTGATAAAGGAGGTCGAGGAATCCGATAGAATCGAAGGCAACCCTAATACTTTCACTACAGCCCCAAAGGAGAGAATTGAAACAAAAGCACCACCTAATTTTCATAGTCAAGGATCACCTCGTAAAACACTATTAGCAATGGCAAAGAAATCTTTTAAACACCAAGGCGTCATCACTGATGACGAGTTGGAGTTTATGAGAAAGTATTTAAGATCTGTTATGGTTCAGTTTAACGATGTTCCTGATGAAGAAGTCGCTTTTGGAAATGAACATTTACCACCGTTTAGCAAGACATCTTCTAACGGTGTTGGGTGTTCATCTCTTAAGAGTGATTACTTTGACTTTGAAAATAAGAAAATCAAACCTAAAATGTACGAATTAATTGAAAAAGTGAGAAATGATGCCGAAAAAGGTATTTATGATCCCAACCTATTTACCAGTAGAGAGTCTTTTAAAGATGAATTAAGAAAGGAATCCAAAGTTAATTCTCCTCGCACCGTTAGAGTTATGCCTTTAGGGCATACTTTTTGGTGCAAGAAGATATTTGGTAACTTACTTAAGCATTTTAAAATAAATCGCATGAAAACAGGAATTTCAGTTGGATATAACCCATATAAAGATGGGGATATCTTAGCTAAGTTATTGTTGGCATGTGAAATATTAGGAGACGCTGATTTTGGTAAATGGGATGGGAGCATAATGGCACTCATACTCGCTCTGATAATTGAAGTCATGGGAGAGTTTTACATAGGCGACTTTGATTATTTCATAGAATGGTTTATATTTACTATATCCAATTCTTTTGTTTTAATCAATGACGAACTATGGTGGACTACTCATGGCTTACCTTCTGGTTGTTGGCTTACTTTGCTTATTAACTGTCTTATAAATAAATGTTTAACAGCTTTAGTTATATACAGGAATAAGCCTAATCCAACAGTCGAAGATGTACATAAAGTTGTAGATTTCGTTACTGGTGATGATAAAGTCATTGGTGC